GTTGGAATACCCACAGATGGGTCTCTTGAGAATATTCTCGTTCCGTCTTCAGATGTTGTTACATAATCCAAATTCATCGGGACTTCAACAACCCATGTACCATCCCCGTCAATTACATTACCTGAGTTCTCCAATCTATACTCTTCCAAGATGGGTCTACCTTCAGCATCCTGATTAATTGTTTGTCTAACGGCTAACACCTGACCAGGACCAGGGATATTCTGACACAGACTACCTGTATTGTCTTTTGGTTTACATCCCCTACCTAATACACTTGGAGGTCCATCGGTTCTTACAGATGGTGCTCCAATTCTATACTCATCAGGACTTGAGAACATTGAACCCATGAATATCGCAGTTGGTTCAATATCAATATTAGCTTCTTCACGTAAATCAAAATCAACACGGTTTACCTCGGCTTGACATAGACTTGGGTCACCCCAAAATGGATTTACTTCAAAGGTCTTGGTGATGGATACAATCTGCGGTAAACTCTCCAAGTTGGTTGATGTTTGGAATCTGTCACCAGCAACTTGAGCTTCAGTTGCTCTACCCATACGAATCAAATCCTGAGGGGTTAGTGAGAACTCACCAATGTCACTCAAGTCCAAATCCATTACCATGGTTTGTTGTCCCAATGGAACACCAAAAATCATGTAGTCACCACTCTCGTTGGTCTTAACAGTATACTTGTAATAACGGTCGTAAACCGCAACCAAGGTCGGGTCTTTTAAAACCTCTTCTCTTGTTGGGAAAGTACCAACTACCGCATGTTTTGCGTAGGACTGCTCACTTGGTAATAAGTTATATCTAATACCATTGGTATCTCTATCGTTTGGTTGAACATAAGGATAAAGAGCAACAATTTGTTCGTTAAGTGCATCGGTTTCAGTGATAGGTACAAAAATTGAAACCTTTACGTTTGGAATACCTAATCCACCGTTGGCAATAACCCTACCAACTACAACACCGTAGTCCGCACAGTTTCTTGTGTAAACATCATTCTGAGAAATTTGAAGAGACAGGATTTCTAAAAATTCAAAATCTTGCTCTAATTGAAACGATATATTTTTGTCTACACCTAAGTCAGTTTTTATCCTATATGATTTTCCCATTTAAGGCTTTTATGATAAATAGTTATTTGGGTTTTTTTGAGAAAACCTCTTAATCTAAAAATATACCTTAAGGTGTGATTAAATAAAGGTGTTATGAGAAAGAAACGTTCTGTAAGTTTCTTACCCTTACCTTAATATCTTTTTGTGGGTATCTAACCTGATAAACTTGGTTAGGTTGTGCAAACAAAGTATCGTCAACCGGTCTGATAATTCTTAACTCAGGGTCTGAATATGGCATTGAAGTTTCAGCCGAAGAATATTGTCCCCCAACTTTGTTATCAATAACAATATCAGATACGGTGATTACACCATTTTGACTTTGAACAATACTTCTAAGTTCTGACAAATAAACGTTCTGACCTAACTGCCTGAATTGGGGGTCAAAATATGTAGAAATTCTATTAACAATATCACTAATAATTTGTCCTGAGTTTTGTGTTGCATCTAACACAACTGAAATCTCCACACCCAAGTCTAAAACCTCTGCGGTTGTTACCTGAATATAGTCGTTCATCATTCTATAATTTGACAAATAATTCGCAACGTTTTGTTTCAATGTGTTTGACACAATACTAGTCAATTTACCTGACGTATCATAAGATAACATTGAGATAACAATTTTGTTATTGTTTTCTGTGATTGATACTTTGGCAGGCGCACCGAATTCAGCTGGCATGTTTCTCAATAAAGAGTCATAGTCATTAACGGTAACGGCTCTGTTCTGAGCTGCGAAGTTAAATGCCACGTAGTTTCTAACTTCTTCTGTGTTTGGTGCGTTTGAACCACCGATAGCTGCAGTAACGTTGGTACATCTCAATGAATTGATTACCGAACTATTAATTGTTTGTGAAGGACCATTAACAAAGAATGATACAGTTCCAACCTGATTAATAACGTTTGTACCTAAGTTTGTCGCCAAACCACCACCAACTCTATACTGAACAAATAACGTTGCGTTTGGTGTCAATGTTGAACCTAATGAAAAGTTATTGGTAATGTTCTGAATTGTGATTGGAAAACCTAAATTGGTAAAGGTATTCAATTGGTCTTGAGCTGAAGTTGTACCCCCACCAAAAGTTAGTTTATCAAACCCTTCAGGTGTGAATTCAGAGATGAATCTACTATTTGTTTGAAGGTATCTACCTACCTTAATACCGGGTTGGTCAGACACTTTAGTAGGGTCTTCAATGAAGATTCTATCCTCAGCCAAAGCATCTACCTCAAACCATCTGTTTTCCAAACCTAAAAATTCTGCGGCAGTAGGAACGTTAGTGTAGTTGGTTCCGTTCTTCAATAATACACTTGTAATACCAAGAACGTTTTTATCAGGTAAGAACAATTCAAAGAATGGTTTTACATCGGCTGGTGTGATAACTCTTTTGTAAACTTTGGTAATACCGTTTACAACAAGTTCTCTTTTTGTGATTGTGTAGTTAACTAAGTTACCCGTAGCATCAAAATTTGGAATCTTTAATCTGTTTGGGAAACCGGCGTAATTGTATGGTGATGAAAAATCAATGTCATATTGGTTTTCAAACACAATACCCGCACCAAATATTTGAGAACCTCTATTTAGAATACCCAAATATCTTTCATCTTCCTTGTCACCAAAAGCTGGTACAGTGATTGAGAAATCAACTAAAGATACTGATGGTCTCTGACCCGGTATTTTAAGACCGTATGTTCTGGCTATATTATAAATTGATGACCTTTGTTGAGCGTATTGTAATACAGTCTCTTGGATACTTCTATCAATGTGATAGTGTAGGTTGTCTGCAACCGCAGCATTCAAATCCAAGAATACCGAGAACACTGACGCGTCGTTGAAGTCCTGAATCAGTTCAGGATAATATGTACGGACATAGTTTTGTAACTCTATACGAATTCCTTCATAATCTCGTACTGTATATGAAATTCTATTGTTTGCCATCTATTGTTTAAATATTGATAATAACGAAATCACTTTGTGCAAACGCTAAATTGTCAACTGTGTAGTCAATCTTTACCTTTGCGGTATACTCAGATGTTCCTTTACCGGGAACTCTATAAACATACTCTCTTGCCGTTCCTGGTATCGTGGTTCCTTTAGCCAACGGAACCTCTTCAGACGGGTCCGCAGGTTCAATTGTAATTTTATTAAGTAAAAGATTTGGCATGAAATTTTGGACAGAATCCCTAATATCCGCTTCTATTGCATCAAAAGTAAGACCATCATACGGTTCAAAAATATATTCATACAACCTTGTACCAAAAGTTGGTAAAAAATATCTTGAACCCCTTCTCGTAAGAATTAGGTGTAATAAGTCACTCCTTATTTGTTGAAACTGAGTTTCCGTTAGGGCTAAATAATCCCCTTGTGTTGAATCCACAAAAGGAAATTCTAAACCATATGTAATACCTTCAGCCATATCTTATAAATATACTCTGTATTTTTTTTCTTATAAATAAAAAACCCACCGAAAACGATGGGTTTTATTTAGTTTAGATGTTAATTATGACTCACAAGCCACACATTGTAAATCATTTAGATTTAACTTCTTCCTTGCGAAAGCTTGTGCTGAGTTCATAGAGTGTTGGTAATACAGAGTTTTAACTCCAAGTTGCCACGCATCAATTAGAAGTTTGTTAACGTCCCTTGTTGGCATGTCAGGTGAAATCATCAAGTTCAAAGATTGAGCTTGGTCAATGTAATCTTGTCTTACCGCCGCTTGGTTGATAATAGAAGCTTGGTTGATTTCCGCAAAGGTTCTAAAAACATCTTTTTGTTCATCTGTTAAGAAATCCAAGTGTTGGACAGAACCATCATACTTCTTAATACTATCCCAAGTAGCTTTATCATCTTTACCCATATCAACTAATAATTTCTTAAGAACAGGATTTTTGATTGTTACTTTCATCTTCGCAACATCCTTAACATAACAGTTAGACCAAATAGGTTCAATTGACTGAGACACTTGACCCAAGATAAATGCTGAAGATGTTGTTGGAGCAATTGCGTTCAAAGTGACATTTCTTCTACCATAACCAACAAGTGTTTCAGGTTCACCAAAAACTTGAGCCAATTCTTCTGAAGCCTTGTATGATTTATCTTTAATTAATTTGAATACCTCAACATTCAATTTTGCGGCTTCCTTGCTGTCAAAAGGTAATCCTTTAGATTGTAGTAGTGAGTGCCAACCCAATACTCCCAAACCAAGAGCTCGTTGTCTTTTAGCGAAGTTGTATGCCTTTTCAAGATAAAAGAATGCTCTTTGACCTTCAACGGTACCGTTAGTTCTAATGTCATCAATTTTACCGATAAACTCAGTTACAACTGCGTCAAGGAAATGAACCATAGTCTCAACCGCATCCGTATCTTTCCACTCATCATAGTGTAAAACATTCATTGAAGACAATACACAAACGAAAGACTCTTCCTCTGAATTATGTAATGCAATTTCAGAACATAAGTTAGAGTTATAAATTTTCATACCTTTTTCTCGGTATACTTCAGGAGCCTTATTGTTCATAGTATCTGTGAACATAATGTACGGATATCCAATCTCACCTCTTCTTTGAATAACCTTAGCCCACACCGCTCTCTTATCAGGG